TAGAGAACCAGGAATGCAAAGATATCATCAATATTTAGTTAAAATGAAATTGAATTTGGAACAAATGACATTGATGGATTTGTTATTAGGTTATATAAGTATTTGGGAATATATTGAAAAAGCTCCTTATAAATTATATATGGAAGGGCCTTATGAGTTGTTGGTAAGTAACGAATTATTATGTAATAACTCAACTTTGAGGACGATTTCTGTAAATGTATCTGAAGAAAGTGCTAGGATATCCATACAATCTTCAATTAAAAATTCTACAACAGTCAATATAAATAGATATAGAATGTTAAATAATGAACATGTTTATGATGATACAGCTATAATGATGTTTCATTTATATAGATTCCGTGTGGATCTTATTGGTCGTAGAGACCAACATTTTTAATGGTAGGAACAGAATTTGTAACATATGGGTATAGATCAGCCGAGGTAGGGTTGATATTAACAGATATAGAGGTACCTGATGCTACATATAAACTTAAATGGAGGGGAAAAAATTTTGATAAAGTGGATAGACCACCCATGAGACGTAGTCTTGGGTGCCACCTGATAGGGGCATGTAATCCTGTTCCGGACACAACTGATATGCCATCAGCACTTCAAGGTGCTGTTAAGAGAGTAGCTGCTCGAATGCCGCATGTAAATAGACATAAATTGAGACGTTTAAAAAGATTTGTAAATAGATTTTTAAATAGAAATTTTAAAGGAGAACAATTTCCACATGATGAACATTTTGATTTTGATGAGTGGATAGAGCATACGCCTTACCCAGCATATAGAAAAGAAGAATTAAAATTGGTTAATGAAAGGGTAAAATTGGGGTGGAAGAAAAAATACAAAAATGTTAAAGCATTTATAAAAGATGAAGGATATTGGCCTTGTTATAAACACCCTCGTGGTATTTATAGCCGTACTGATGAATTTAAATGCTTAGTTGGTCCTTTCTTCTCTAAATTCGGAAATAAAATTTTTGAAAGTAAATTCTTTATAAAACATGTTCCTGTACCTGATCGACCGAAATGGTTACTGGATAAGTTTGCTGATAAACCTAACGTATTTTGTACAGATTTTTCACAGTTTGAAGCAACATTTGTTGATGAAATTATGTCTATAGAATTTGCTGTTTATGCATGGTTTTTAAAATATAGTCCATATAAAGAATTAATTTTGGGACTAATAAGTAGTGGAATTATGTCCATGAATAGAATAGAGTTTAGAGGGTTTTGTTTTACGATTATGTGTAAACGAATGTCAGGAGAAATGAATACCAGTTGTGGTAATGGCATTTTTAATTTAATTTTAACTTTTTTCCTTCTTGAAGAAGCGGGAAATAAATATTATGATGGTGCCTTTGAAGGCGATGACGGTATATGTTGGTATGAAAAGAACCCTCCGTCAGTTCAAGATTATAGAGATATGGGAG